TAACAAGAAATATATGAGATTCAACTGGAAACGTACATGCAGACCCCATCGTCGTAAACTTCTTAAGTTTATGACGCTGAGGGCATTTATTGTCTATATCCTGATGGATATAGCCAGTACGTGCTGCATGTAATGCTGAAAGTAAGGAAGGATTCTTGCGAAAGATCCTTTCAACCAGACGAGTAGTGACTCGGTCTGACGCAGCGGATAAATCCACTGTCCAGGCCTTGCCCGACTCGCTTGCCTTCGCAGCCGCTCTTTGATTGAAAGTTTGATCACGAAAGTGAATAAACTTACCAATCCAAGTTGACGACGTGCGATGGTCGAGATAGGACCATATAACCTGCTGGCACCATTGGTGCTGCGTAGGTTCAGAGGCGATAAGCCTCGGTCCTTTCTGAGTCTTCGGAACACATATTAGTCGGGAGTAATCAACTCCTTCAAATTCTTGTTCCACTTTCAGGGCATCAACCCATACGCCATAGTTCGCGAAAGCGAAGTCTGCGTACGGAAAGATGGCTTCCAGGCGGTCTGACCAAGAAGAGAAATTATACTTATAATCTCCCTTCTTTTTGTCAGAAACCGCACCGGGCCCATGCTTAGGCATCCACTCATAAGGATTAAACTCCCCAAGAGTGGTAGCAAGTATGTCAGCTACTTGTTGACATATTGCAAGGAGTGCAGGATCTCCGTCAAACCCACTATGGGTTTCCAGGGATCCTGAGCGATTACGATGATAATTACTAATAGTAATATCACGTAAAGCGCGTACTCGAAGATACTCTTCGTTCCAGTCAAGACTTGACTGGGGAAGCGAATCTTCAATAGTATAGAAGTCATTAACGGCTTCATACTTCTTCCTTTCCTGGCATTCCATGCCAATCTTCTTCCCGACAGCGTATAGCTGACGGATGAAAAAGATAGCATCTGTGTCAGGATTTGCCTTAAGCGAACCGTCCTCGTTGAACACATGTAACATCAACCCCTTGAATATTCGAGGGATAGGTGTCCGGTTACTGTAGGCCTTCCCAAGGGAAAGCTTACTCCGGGTGTACATGCCAGCAGATAAACACTTGTCAAAGTGCTTTAGCTGTGCAGGGAAATCAAGTGTAAACACTGTGATTCCTCTAGCTTCAACGAGTAAGGAGATCCGTCTAAAATCACGACGGAAATCGATACGGTCTTTCGGGAAAGTACGCTCAGCATCTTGAATGATGCCGTGCGTAACTAGTAGTAGACACTCCTCGTAGCTGTTCGTCATGATAACACTCCTTTGTGTTAGTGATGATCTACGCTGCCAAGAGGTCTATAGAATCAGAGTAGGAGTCCTAGGACTCCCATCCAAATAGCTTTAAGATATTGGCTTCACTACCCCAAAGGGTAACAGCCTCACTTAAATCGGTAGCAAGGTCTTGGTCATCAGAAGCAGAGCTTCTGATAGCCATATTATGACTCCGAATCTTTTCGGGGACATCACCTGCTGCGTAAACTGTCTGTGTCACATAAAATTCGTGACGTTCGACAATTTCCGAACCGGCTTTTGGATTTTCTTTGAGGTGGCGAACTTTGATACGTATCTCATCAAGTGAGGTACGACCAAGGTAAACTGCTCCAAAGTTGTCCTGATTCACCTTTGTACACACCCGATCGGTACCACCGGTACCGCCAAGTGTCAAAGTAATAGAGTCTCCTAACATGTGTCTTCTCCTATATTTAGATTATTAACGATTCCTACGCTTTAGGATCGCTAAAGACCCAAGTATAGAAACTTGCCGCCCCGAAAGGAGCGGACGAGATGCAGAAAATGCACTAGGTGCATGAAGGTAACGAGCTTTCGTTTCCTTCTGTCTCCAACCGCCATCGACAGAGACCCACGATCTGTGGGAGTCGACAGCGAACCGTACTCTGGATTTGGTGTTAACCATAAGGTTAACATCGCCAGAGAGGTAGGCAATACCGTTTTGAGTGGCTTCAATGAAGTCCCCAATATCGGTAAACCAATCGACCAACCATGACCAAGGTATAGCATTCCAAAGGAATGACGATATCTGGCTATGGTGCAGTCCGGTGACGAGTCTGTTTGCTAATTTGAGTTGGGCAGCCCTCGCACGTGGTATTTTATCCACGTCTGAAGGTAACCAACGCATAGTAGCCCAGGCTCTACTAGTTGTAGAGCTATGATAGTATCCATATGTCTTTGAGGAATAATCAATTAATTTCCTCGTTGACACCTCGGATTCAGTCATAGAACCTAGGTTGACTCGACGTTTAAGACCGCCGTTCTTAGTAAGCCGTTCCAGTTCATCAGCGCGACGTTCAGTCTCGTTGATAAATTGTAACATTTTACGAAGATCGGAGAGAAGTGGTTTCCAACCAAATTGGTAGGAAAGGTATAACCCGGCCCCCTTCTTTGGATCAAATTTTCCTCCAGATAGGAAGAACTTTCGACCTTTAGAAAGAAGGCCACCGGCTTCTCTTAACATCATAGGCACATCCTTCAGTTCGTAAAAGAACAGAGGGATGCTGACATGGGCACGACTAGGATTAGTCCTAGCTGCAGCTTTGGTAGCCAAAGATTGGCCATCATCACTACCGCCCATTACAACAAGATCAGTAGCGGTTACAACATCAAGTGGATAATCGATATATACGGTTCCGTATTTATCAATTTGTCCACCGTTGTTAGAACCGTTGACAAGCGTAGGACGGCTAGTATCAATAACCAGCCGCATTGCGTTGTCTGACTCGGGGTGACCTACTACATCGACCATCGCTTTAGATGGACCGATGACGTGGGTTCTAGAAGACAAATTTGTATTCTTATATTTCTTCCCAGTAACACTGGGACCAATATAACTCCGATTTCTTATTGTCATGATGTATACGTATTTCCGCAACAGGGTAGCAAAATACCAGCCGCCTGATTAAGACGGTG